TGCACGACGGCTTACGACATTAATCTAGTAGCTAGTATTGCTACATTGTATAAGCAGGCTGTTTTTAGTAGTGGCAGTGCTAGATCGGGCGGTTTAAGTCACTGCTCAAAAGGTGTCGTGCGGTTACAGGCAGGCGGCCTTGTAATCTATGTGCAAGCCTTGCCAGTATAGCTAATTAAGGGATTAAATAAATGTATCACTATAAAATCATAGGCCGTAACGGCAAAGTACTAGACATAGTGGCGCCGACAATGCGCCATGCAATAATCATAGGCTACAGGGCTTTGGGCGTGGTTAATAGCGTTGTTAGGGGGCTTAATGCAAAGTGATCCCAAAGGCGCGTTCGGCTTCGCCCCAGAAAACTTATTAGTTTTTGACTTAGAGGCTAACGGCCTGCTTGATCAAGCCACGCTTATCCACACCTGTGCGTACGCCTATGGCACGCATAATACGCCTAGGGCAACAAGCCCTAGCGACTTTGCTGCATTGTTAATGCAAGCTGGCAGTATTGCAGGACACAACATAATACGCTACGACTTACCCCTACTGCATAAACTAGGGTATATACCTGCTTATTACATTAACCGTGACGTACTCTACTGGCCTGACGGTAGTAGTTGCCGTGTCTTGGACACTTTACTTGTAAGCCGTTTAACACATGGTGGTAGGTTGTTCAGCCATGGCCTTGATGCATGGGGTCAACGCCTTGGGCACCAGAAACTTGCAGTAAGTGACTGGCACAGCCTTGCACAGGCAGTTTATGACGCAAGGTGCATACAGGACGTCGTTATAACTCAAGAGCTTATTGTTTATCTATCACCTTACATGCGTGGTCTAGGCAAGGCACTAGCTATAGAGTCGCATTTTGCTGACATAATACAGAAGCAAGTGGATGCTGGTGTACCCTTTGATTCTGAATTAGCCCAGGCCACAGTAGATAGCATAGCAGCACGTATGGCTGTGCTAACAGGTGGTGTTATTGCTTTCCTGCCTGAGTGTGCTACTACTAAAGGGGTACATGACAAAGCACGTATACCTACAAAGCGCTTTAACCCTGACGGCTCTATCAACGGCATGTTTAAGAACTGGTTAGCACACCGTGAACTTACACTTGATGGGGCTAACATAATTGACAGTGCAGGCAATGTAATGGCTTGTATTGACACTGACACACACCTAAAGGTTAGCAGGCAATTAGAGCTATCCAACGATGCTGGCATGAAGGACTGGCTTATAAGTAAAGGCTGGGAACCTGAGTACTGGAACAATAAGAAAGTCGATGGGCAGTGGCTAAAGAATGCTGATGGCACAAAGGTCAATACGTCACCAACACTTAAAGATAAGAACGGCAATATATGCCCTAACATCCTTGGACTTATGTCTGCAAGTGATGCTATTAGCAGTGTAGTAAAGGCTTACCTTGCTTATAGCGTGTATGACAGCCGCAGAGCTACCCTTAAGAGCATGCTTAGACAACCTAGACTAGCAGTTGACGGCAGGCTTGGTGCTGACATGACTACATTAGGCGCTAGCACAGGGCGGGTTACTCACATACTGGTAACTAACATACCTAAAAGCTTAAATGACTTTGACACTGATCATTTGGCAGGGGCTAAAAATGCTATGCGTGCATGCTTTAAAGCACCTGGTGGTTTTGTATTGGTTGGTGTTGACTATAGCGCCCTTGAGGCTCGCATGGAAGCTCATGCAGTTATGCCTTACCTTGGCGGGTCTGCTTATGCCAAGCTCTTGCTAGGGGAAAAGCCGCATGACTTACACACATTAAACGCTGGCTTGCTAGGTGTAAGCAGGGATTTAGCTAAGCGGGTTAAGTACTTGCTATCATACGGTGGTGGTGTGGCTTTGTTACAGTCTGTACTACGTTGCAGTAAAGAGCGTGCTGCTGACATATACGAACAGTACTGGGTCACTGCTGCATGCGTTAAACTGTACGCTGCTGACCTGCTTAAAGAGTACCGGGCTAATAAGCAGCTTTATATACATAACATTGATGGTAGCAGGCTATATGTTGACGCTAAGTACAAGCTGGTCAATACAGCATTACAAGGTGGGGGCAGTAAGGTAGTAAAGACAGGGGCATTGTTGATTGACAATCAATTACGTAAGCAAGGCCTGGCTGGTGATGTTATTAAGCTTATTGATTACCACGACGAGTATCAGTTTGCTGTAAGGGCTACTGACGGGTTGCCTGACTACTTCGGTAAACTGGCTCTTGCTTGTGTAGCCCAGTCTGGTATTGTGCATAACCTTGCAGTGCCATTAACTGGGGAATACCTTATAGGACCTAACTGGGGGGCTACCCACTAATGTGGGTTAGCTGGCCTAGCCCCATACGCTATCAGGCAGGGTCACTTTAGCTATCATAGCTCTACCTCAAACTGGTTTATTAATTTTTATTCTGCTTTTATAATTATCCTATTATATATTTTTTTACCATCTATTACTGTTTTACATGCAACACCAATATAGCGTGAAGAGTTTGCTATTCCTAATATTTCAAATTGATTTGGATTGTGTTTACTTAAATAAGTAATTGGAACACCCATTAAGTCTTTGTAATCTAATGGAATGTCAGATACCTTATTCACATTGAGAATATTATAATCATCATAGTATTGGTGAATTGTTTTATCTAATGCTCTCCATAAGATTACTTTTTCATTTCTTTTATTATGATTTAAATTAGTAAACCAACATATATTGCCAAATTCTTTTATTTCACCATTTGGTTTTAAAAATACTTTTACATCAGTATTTCCCAACCAAACCTTACTATTTAATATATGACCAAATATATCTTTATATGTTATAGCGTTCATACTGCCAATAATAAGAAATTTTTTATCATATTCTACAAGTTGAGCAACATATTCTCTAAACAATGAAAATGGTGGATTAGTACAAACAATATCAGCTTGTTTTAAAAATTGTATACATTCTTCGCTTCTAAAATCACCATCACCAATTAAATCAATTTTATTAGGAACAGGCAATCCATCTGCTCCTAATGTATATTGCACACATTCTAATTTAGAAGCCTTATCTTTAGTAATATCAATACTGTAATGAGTAGATATTAATTTTTTTAATCCTAAATGTTTAAAATTATCTCTAAAATAAATGAAGAAATTAGACCATTCTGGACCATCACAGTTACAATAAACAACTTTATCTAAAAAATGTTCTTTATAATGTTTTAATTCATTTTCTATATCCGATAATCTTGTATAAAACTCATCACCTTTTTTTGCTTTTGCAACTGCTAAATTATTATTTTTTTTGTTATTATCTTCCATTAGTCGCCCCAAACACTATCAGGCAAAGACAGCTCTGCTATTCTGGCAGTAGCATCAAGGCTAGCCCAAGATTTTCCACTGCTTATGGCTAGGATGGTGTTGTATGTCACTTTAAAAGATCTGGCAATTGATGTCTTACTACGCCCCTTGCTAAGTAGTACTTTTATATGCATGGCCTGTGCTTCTGTAAGCGTCTTATTTTTGCGATTAAAGCTCGCAGGGCTTAGGTAAGGCTTATCTATAGTCACCTCAGTTTCTACCTTGTTAAACATAATCACCCCCACTAAATATCTTATTAACAGGTACTAGCCTGTGCACAAACCGTACTACACATTTCCCATTACGCCAAAGTGCTACACTTTTGTAGCCAGTTCTTGTACGCCTATGCAGCTTGCAATATGGCACAACTTCCTTACCTGTTAAGGTATGCTTTATATTACCATGCAAGTCAAGGGTGTAATCTTCAAAGCCTTTTATCTGTGATACTAGGTTATCTATACCGTAGCCTTTAAAACCCTTTGCCTTATCCATATCAGCCTCTTATGTTTAATGTAAGTCATTATGGCAGGGATTGGTAAGACTTATTGGCCTTACCTCACTCTGTGAGAGCCTATATATCATGACCATCTACCTTGCCTAGCCTGCTTATCTATCATGTTATACATCTAAGCCTGCCTACTGTTTGTTTGTCACTTAGTGACCCGACCTTAACAACCTTTGTTACTTCGTAAGTAGCGCTGCTACCCTGCAAAGCTTCTTAAAGGCCTAAACAAACCCTGCCTAGTGAACCTTTCTAACAAAAGCTTCACTGCAAGCTGTCTTGTAGGCTTTTCCCCTTGATGGTGTCAAAGCATGCAAGAGCATGCCCCTTCCTTAATAATGGTTCCCCCGAAAACAGCTACGCCATGGCAGAAATGTATCATGCGTAAATAGGGAAGTCAACCCCTAAGCCAGTTTTAGCAAACTATATTTGCGACCGCTTAGTCATGACAGTGTTTCTTAACTAATTGCACGTTACAATTCGTAACAATTCCATGCTTGCAAGCTTTGCAGGCTGCCTTATAATTGAAAGTGTAGGCAGGGTAATTAAACAACTTTAGAGGTAAACGCAGTGCTAATAGTAACAGATAAATTTGATATAAACATACTCACAGAGTCGTGTGACGTAGAGTTCAAGGCCATTGACTTAGCTACTGCTAAGCAACTCCTGAAGGTAGTCCCTTACTGTGTAGAGTGGCAGGACGAAGAGTATACTTATTCCTACATAAAAGATTTAAGCCTTGCATTAGGTATAACAGTTGGAGAGGGTGATTACTTGGAAAGGCCCCCACAATTACACTACGACACCACGGTGATGGTTGCGGAGGGTGATTATCTTCAAGGTGTGATGGTGAACTTCCAAATATGGCTAATAACCCCAATCAAATTTACATAGGAGTAATTGTGTGCACGTATTAAAATTTAGGGACGCAGTAGTACACAAAGTAAACCGCATAACAGACCAGTGGCTTAACAGTCACGCAAATGATAATGCCAGCTTCGACATCGACAGTAACCCATTGGATTACTTAGACATGTTAACAATTGAGCTAGATAAAGAGTTTCAACCCTAACATAAGGACATGAAAATGAAGACAGCAGAGCCGCAATACCTGGCACTACTAGCCAAGCTAGTGAAGCAGGCTAAGGTTAGCAAATCAACACAAGAGCGTACAGGGACAGGCATGTGGTGCCGTTTTGGGGACACTATAAAGTTTGATACAACTAACCAGCAAGGGCAGCGTACAGTGCCTATGTTTAGCAGTAAGCATATGTCTTTTGACTTTGTTGTAGCTGAGTTACTTTGGTTCTTGTCAGGTAGTACCAACGTTAACGACCTCCCGCCTAAATGGCAGCACCTGTGGCGGCCCTGGGCTGACGCTGACGGCTCTTTAGGCCCTACATACGGCTATCAGTTCAGGTCAGGCTCAGACGCATTTATGACCATGTTACGCGGGCTTTTAACTCACCCTGAATCACGCAGGCATGTGTTAGCGCTGTGGGCTAATGCTGACGTAAGTCAGTGTAAGCTACCACCTTGCCATGGCACTGTTATACAGTTCCACGTAGACAATGGCACACTGCATATGCTAACGCACCAACGGAGCGCTGACATATTCCTTGGTGTGCCTTACAACTTATGCAGCTATACACTGTTAATGCACATAGTGGCTAATGCATTAGGCCTAAATTCAGGTAGGGTTATCTATCATTTCGGTAACTTGCACTTGTATGCTAACCACCTTGATGCAGCAAAAGAGCAGTTAAGCAGATCTACAGCCCGGTCAAGCTTTACAGGAAGGTCTACTTACAAAGTTGCAATGCCCCCTTTTCTTGACATGCAGCAAATAAGGTTCGAGCAGTTTGACTTAGATAACTTCAGACTAGATACTACACTTTTTAACTTGACAGCATATAGTGCAGGTACTAAGATTCCTGCACCAGTCGCAATATAGGGGTCTTATGATTACAAGCGTTTATAAGTATGTTTACAAGAAGATTGAAGTGGTTTTTATGTTGCTCGCAGGGGAGAACTTATACTGAAGTATGAAAGGTAATTAGTATGTATAACGTTTTAATGTGTTTGTGTTTTTTGTTGTTGGGTGTGTGGTTGGTGTTTGGGTTGGCAGCGAGGGCAGGCATGGCTGATGAAGCTTTTACGGCTATAATCAGTATGGCTTATCTTCTATCTGTATCGTTTTTCATTTATGTTATTAGGAGATCTTAGTATGTTAGTTATAGAAACATTGGCAAGTAACGGTTTGGGCTTTAAAGCAGGTGGGGTTTGGTATAACGTACCAAGAGGTACATTCATACCACCTAAAGGTTCAACAGTTGAAGGGCAAATAACACAAGGTATGGCCAAGAACGGGGCACCGAGATACGAAGTTACGGGCCTGCACGCTGTTGGTTATGCACAACCAGCAGCGCCAGTGCCTATGCAGCAAGCGTATGCACCAGCAGTGCAACAGCAGGCTTATGCTGCACCTGCAACACCTGCTGCACCGCCTGCCCCTGCTTACAAGCCTAGCAATTACAACAGTGGCCGTGGCGACCATGACACTACGTCAGAGCAGAAGCTTAGATACAATGCCCTGACACTAGCTGTAGCCTTTGACAAGGGCGGTAGTGTTGACAGTATGATATCAGTAGCTGGCCAGTTGTATGACGTAATCAAAGATGGCTTTATCCCTGCAACTGTGCCTATCCAGCAAGCAGCAGTACAGCAGGCCGTAGTAAAGCCTAAGCCTGCACCAGCTGCTAAAGCTTCACAGTATAGCGCTTTCCAGCAGCCTAGCTTTGAGGCTGATGACCTACCATTCGAGCAGTAGTATTAATGGCAGTGCTGCACAGGCACTGCCTACCATAGATTTTAGAGGCTTTGAATATGGCTAGAGACTTTTACATTACTAAATACACCTGGGGATTAGTATGAAAATATTATTGGTTGATATAGAAACAGCACCTAATATTGCGCATGTTTGGGGTTTGTGGCAGCAAAATGTAGGCCTTTCGCAACTTATTAATAGCGGCTATATACTGTGCTGGTCAGCTAAATGGCTTGGAAGTAAGCAAATTGAATACATGGATAATAATAGCAGTAAGCATGCTTTGATGATAAAACGCATATATACGTTATTATCTGAAGCAGATGCAGTAGTGCATTATAACGGTAAGAAGTTTGACATACCCACACTGAACAAAGAGTTCTTGCAGCTCGGTCTTCCGCCTGCCAAGCCGTTCAAGCAGATCGACTTGTACCAAGTAGTGAAGCGTAACTTCAGGCTACCTAGTAACAAGTTGGAGTACGTAGCAAGAATGCTAGGTTTAAGGGGGAAAGTTAAACACACAGGTCATGACTTGTGGGTACGTTGTATGGCAGGCGACAAAACTGCATGGCGTATGATGCAGCGCTATAACAAGCAGGACACACAACTACTTGAGCAGGTATACAATAAGTTACTGCCTTGGTTACAAGGTGTAAACCTGTCAACACTGAGCAATTCAATGTGCTGCCCGACCTGTGGTACACAAAATTACAAAGAGAAGGGGTTTTATTACACAGAAGCACGTAAATACACCTTGTATAACTGTAACAAGTGCTACACTTGGTTTAGACATAGACAATCAGAGCGTTTAAATCAAAGCAGACACACGAGGGTGCAATTATGACAGAAATAAGCAAAGCTAACATTACAACCTTACCGAAGGTAATACCTACTCTTATGCCAAACATTGGTGTGGAGATTTTATACAGGGATACTAACAAGACAAGTAACACTTTAGTAATTGACGGACACGTTGAGGTAACGTACGATACCTACCTGCTTGAGGGCATGCCGCATTTTGAAGCGGCAGTTGTTGACGCCGCCAACAGGCAGCATGTTTACGCAAGGCTGCCACTTACAGGCATTAGGCTTATTAGATTCTTATACAAGAAAAGGGGTTAGTTATGCAGATGTTTGAAATTATAAAAGCAAGTAACCTGTTGCAGACTGTGAAGGCAGTGCAAGCTTGTTTAGAAGAAGAAATTAATGAGTTGCGGGTTGAGTTACTTCCTCAACCGCATGACCATGCACGGCTTATCAAAGAGCTTGCTGACGTAATTTGGTGTGCAACTGCAATGGTGGAAAAGCTAGGTTACGACTCTGCACAAGTAATGCAGCTACTTGCTAAGAATAATGCGAGTAAGTTTTATCTATCATTAGAAGCTGCAAGTGACGACATGTATCACCACCACAAGTTAAACTGTGGTATAGAGCCTTTTGGGGATGGTAATATGTTTGTTGTGGTAAACCCTAACGCAAAGATACAGAAGCCAAGTAGCTTTGTGAAGCTAACAGCAGCAGACATTGATAACTGTAAAAGGTAGGGGGTTTCATGTTAGGAGGTACAAAGTACGACGGTGGTAAAATGCGCTACAGCTTACTACCAAAAGGGGTGGTAAGTGATATTGTACAGGTGCTAGAGTACGGAGCGGGTAAGTACGGATCAAACAACTGGCAAGGCTTGCCTGACTTTGAAGACAGATACTATGACGCAATGATGCGACATGTCGCTGCATACAGAGCAGGTGAGCGGTGTGACTGGGAGTCAGGGCTACCGCACTTAGCCCATGCTATGTGTAACCTGGCTTTCCTGCTGTGGAAACAAGAGCAAAAGCCTCAGTATCAGCCCGGTAAACCACCTACACCAGAATTCACATAGGAGTTTTTATGCGGCAAGGGAATTTACCATGTCCAAAATGCCATAGCAGTGATGCAGTTACTGTCTATGGCGAGGATAAAGGGGCTTACTGTTTCAGTTGTAAGCAATCAGTGAAGATAGGCACCAATTATGAGGGTAAAAAAGTGACCAACAATTATGACGGGTTAACCGTCGATATTATACAAGCAGCGCCATTCGCTGACCTAAAGCACAGGGCTATACCTGCACATATAGCAAAGCAGTTCGGTGTGAAGCAGCTGTGCAACCCGCGTACAGGGGTTGTAGACCAGGTTGCCTACCCGTACTTCAGCGAGAATGGGGCACTACGAGGCTACAAGGTTAAGCATGTTAATGACAAAGAGCGTACATATGTCGTTGGTAAGCTTGACACAGGCTTCGGTAACGGCCAGTTGAAGCGCGGTAAGTTTGTTATCGTTACTGAAGGTGAAGAAGATTGTTTAGCAGCCAAGTATATGCTGGAACAGTGTGGTAAAGACTATAATGTTGTCTCTATAGCTGACGGTGCTAGCACAGTGGGTGTTAGCAAGAACACATCAGCATTAATGCAGTTACTGGCAAAGCAGTATGCAGTTATTTGCCTTTGCTTTGACATGGATTTAGTTGGGCGCTCTTATGCTAATGCAGTTGCAAAACGCTACAGCCCTATTGCTGAATTACGTATAATGTCATGGGATAACATCAAAGGTAACAATAAAGACGCTAATGACCTATTGAAGCAAGGTAAGCACCAAGTATTTTTTGATGCTGTTAACAAAGCGAAGAAGTACCAACTTGACAGCGCACTGTATAGTGATGACATTGCAGGTTGCTATGAGCCGATTAAAGAAGGCGTAAAAGTCCCCAGCTTCCCTTGCCTTAATAGTATAACCAAAGGCTTTAGGGGTGGTGAGATTGTAATTATAACTGCACTGCCTGGGGGCGGTAAGACAACCTTTATGCGCCAGATTGAGTATGACTTTCTTATGCAAGATAAGAAAATAGGCTTTATCCACCTGGAAGAAACAGTTACCAAGACTAAGCAAGGTATGCTTGCACTTGCAGGTAAAATGCCGCTGTGGGCATGGCGTCAAAACCCACCAGCACGTGGCACTATACCTGCTGTTGATGAAATGGAACGTAAGCTTAAGGAAGGTGGCAGCCTGTTTATACCTGAAGATACCAAGTTCACGTTGGAAGGTATTAAAGACACACTACGTTATTTAGTTGATGTTGAGAAATGTGATGCCATTGTACTTGACCCTATAAGCTACTTAGTCAATGACAACGGGAAGGACGAAGGGGAACGCCAATTTATTGATGACTTTATGTCAAGCCTGCGTGAGTTTAAAAGCGGCAGCTGTACCATATTTGTTGTAGTGCACATGAAGAAGCGGGACATGGTACCCCCAAGATGGCAGAAGAAGAAGGAAGATGATGAGCCACCACCACCTTTCTTTGAGCCAATAGCCCAGTCTGATTTACGTGGCAGTGCTGCTTATGCTATGGTGTCGCACATTATTATAGCCTTAAGCCCGCTGATTACACCAGGTCAGCAGACCAGTAATAGGGTTACACGTATAAGTGTAATTAAGAATAGGGAAGTAGGCTTAGAAGGCACAGCTGACCACATAACTGTATGCCCTAACACAGGTCATATGGTATTAACAACTGACCCGACTTGAGGTTAATATTGCATGTACATACACATCGATTCTGACAGTTTGCTTTACAAAGCAGCATGTTCACTACAGCAGACAGTGTACACTGCTACTGACGGGAGCGCCTACGAAAACCTGCCAGACTTACTGGCAGCTGGGCACACTGAGCACACTAAGGAATTTGTGCTCAAAGAGCCTGAATCCCAAGCCTTAGATTCTGCTGTATTTATTGTTACGCGGGCTTTAGAAAACATCTACAAAGAAATCTCAGTGCTGTGGCCAAGAGGCGACTACGTAACTAAAACTTACATATCTAGCAGCACAAACTTCAGGCTAAGTATATGCCCGCAGTACAAAGCGAATAGAACGCAGCCAAAGCCACTACTACTTAAAGACCTGAAGCAGTGGGTTTTACGTCGATACGCACCTATCATAATGGAAGGGTATGAAGCAGATGACGTGTGCAGCAGTGCGCATGTGACCTGTCAGCGGGCAGGTGTTGACTCTGTGCTGGTGCATATTGATAAAGATCTTGATACAGTGGTTGGCACACACTATAACCCTGACAAGAAACTTGCTTACACAATTACGCCAGCCCAGGCACTGCTTAACTACTACAGGCAGGTGCTAATGGGTGATGCTACTGATAACGTGATTGGCATTAAAGGTATAGGGCCTGCAAAGACAGCAAAGGCATTACCCTTAGATCTCGCAGATACACACTGTAACAAAAAGCTACAAAAGTACCTGGACAGCACAGTCAAAGAGTACTATATTTCTTCAGGTAGGTTGGCAGACTTTGCTAAGAACAAGCAGTTACTTAAAATGATTACAGACTTAAAGGTGGATCTATGACAAAACATTACTTAAAAGCGCTCAAGTGCAGGATGCACGGGCAAGCAATGGCATTCGAGCTTGCAGGCTGGCTGACAGGGAAAGACCTGTATAGCTTGGACTGCTATGACTTAGCTCAGATGCTGTGGGACATTTTTGTACCTTCGCAAGATGATACCGAACTACTTAAGCTTAAGCATATACTACTAATGAAGTGCGAGAAGTCGGCAATATGGGATAAAGAGCTTTGCATGGCTATGCTGGCTGTAATATGCTCAAGACATAACTTTGAAATTGAGGCAATTTAAATGATTGACTTATTTAATGACACTAATAACCGCGCATACGTGCACACCCCAGAACTAGAGCAGGCTTTGGTATTTGAAAAGCAGCAGCTTGACTTTAATTGGCGTGCAGATGAAATGCTTGTTGAGCAAGATAAGCATGCTGTATTGACTGACACTACACCAGCAGAAAAGCATGCACTGCTTACGATACTTAAGACATTCACGCACTATGAAGTACGTGCAGGCGGGGATTACTGGCTAGGCAGGGTGCTAAACACATTTGCCCCTTTAGAAATTAAGCGTATGGCAACGATGTTCGGCTTTATGGAAACCTGCGTGCATGCACCTTTCTACGACACTGTTAATAAAGTTATGTTCGTTAATGATGCTACATTTTATAACGAGTACCTAAAAGATCCTGTACTAGCAGAGCATATGGCATTTGTTGATGAAGCAGCTACAGGGAGTGACTTACTACTTAGCTTAGCGACTTTCAGTATGATTGAAGGTGCTGCTTTATACAGCGCTTTTGCTGTACTTAAAGCTTTCAGGTCTAACGGGTACAATAAGATGCCAGCTATTGCTAATGGGGTTAATTTCAGTGAGCGGGATGAAGCACTGCACAGTGCAGGTGGTGCATGGCTATATCACGTTACCCGTAAATACGGGAAGCAAGCGCAAGGCAGTAACTGGCTTGAAGACAGGCTGTACCCTGCTGTGCGTAAGCTTGTAGCACATGAAGACCATATTATTAACTTAGTATTTGATCACGGCGAGTTCTGCGGCGTTAACAAGATCGACATGCAAACATGGGTAAGGGAGCGCGTTAACCACTGCTTAAAACAGTTGCACCTGCCACGTATGTATGATATAAATCGCAGCCAGATTAGTGGCTGGTTCGAGCAGTCTACACAAGGACTTACATTAGTAGACTTCTTTGACACAATACCCAAGTATCAAAAAGGGTATTCTTTAGAAGGTTTTAAATTTACAGACTTAGTGAGGGTTTAGCAGTGAGTAAGTACGACATATATTCAGAAAGACGTAAAGCAGCGCAGGCTCGTAAGACAGTGCCAATGTGGATGACTACAGCCGGATACCAGCTGCTGTACAATAAGAATTACCTGGATACAGATGAAACACCTAAAGACAGATTCCAGTCTATTGCGTCTGTACTGTCACAGCCTAAGTACAGCAGGTTACCTATCACACAAGACAGGGTGTTTGACTTGCTTTGGAATGGTTGGCTGTCATTGCCAACACCTGCATTAACAAGTATAGGCAAGGAAAATAAAGGGATGCCTGTTAGTTGCACAGGAAACTATATACAGGACAGCGTTAGCGGCTTTTTCAGTGCAGCTAAAGAGATTGCACAGCTTACCAAAGAAGGTTTCGGTACCAGCTCAGACTTGTCTGACATCAGGCCAAGAGGGGCACTAGTCTCTAACGGCCTTAAAACAGCAGGGGTATTGCCTGTGGTAGAACTTATTAATAAGACTACCAGCATGGTAAGCCAAGGTAAGAACAGGGCAGGCGCATGGGCAGGTTATCTTACTTTCGAACACGGTGACTTCTACGAATACTGTCAACATATAACACACAATCCAAGAGAGAATGCAGGCTTTATCTTAACAGACAAATTTATGCAGACAGTCCGTGGTAATGATGCAGATGCTATGAAGCGCTTGCAGACATGGATGAAGCTAAGAGCAGAAACAGGCACTGGCTACTTGATAAAGCGCGACCTTATCGAGAAGCGCTGGGCAGCACAAGGCAGGCCTGCTAAGTTCAGGGCAAGTAATCTTTGTGTGGCACCTGAAACGTTAGTACTTACAGACAAAGGACACTTACCTATATCTACCCTAGCAGGGCAAGAAGTGCAGGCGTGGAATGGGGAAGAGTTTTCTCCTGTGCAAGTCTATCAGACAGCAGCTAATGCTAAACTGATATGTGTTACCACAGATTCTGGGCATAAAATAGAGTGCACACCTGAGCACAACTTTTATATTAATGTTGATGGTGATACAGTAAAAGTACCAGCAAAAGACCTAACCCAAGGTGACAAACTTGTAAAATTCTCGCTGCCTGTTATATATGGTTCTTCTGTTCTTGACAGGCCTTACCTCAACGGGTTTTACAGTGGTGACGGGTGCTATTTTAAAGGCATTCATATTGTCTACCTTTACCATGACAAACAGAAACTTGAGAGTACTGGTAACTTCAGTGGGTTTTCACACAGAACAGTTCAGTCAAAACAAAACAGGACAGTACTTAGATTCAAAGGCTTGAAAAGTAAATTCTTTGTGCCAGACGCTAGTTATGCGGTAACTAGCCGTTTGGATTGGTTAGCAGGCTTGTTAGATGCTGACGGGTGTCTGCTTTCTTTTAAAAACCCTAACGGAAAGCTCAGCCACACAATACAGATAGCTTCGGTAGAACCAAGGTTCCTGGAAGAAGTGCAGTTGATGCTACAGACATTGGGCGTACACGCTAAAGTAAAACACATGCGCCTTGGCGGTAAGTTTATGCTACCTGACAACAAAGGCAAGAATGAGCTAGCCAGTTACAATTGCAAACCGGCATCTCGTTTACTAGTTACAAGTTCAGGTATTAACCAACTACTAAGTTTAGGGCTGATTTGCCATAGGCTGGATATGATCAAATGTAACCCTGACAGAGACGCTTCACGTTTTGTTAAGGTAGCTTCTGTGGTTGACAATGGCCGCATAGCAGACACATATTGCTTCACAGAGCACAAGAGAGGTATGGGTGTGTTTAACGGCGTACTTGCCGGGCAGTGTAATGAGATACATTTACCATCAGCACCTGACTTATCATTTACATGTGTACTGTCTAGCCTGAATCTAGCTAAGTATGACGAGTGGTGCAACCACCCAACAGCCTTGACTGATTCTTTTATTGTACTAAACGCAATAAACGAGCTGTTCGTTGACCTTGCTACACAGAAAGGTTGGGGTAATGACATAGAGCTGTCCAGGACACTTAAGTTTGCCAAGGAATACCGCGCACTAGGTATGGGTGTTATGGGTTATCACACCTACTTGCAAAGTAATAGTATCCCATTCCATGCACAAGACAGTGTTAACAGGGACATATTTCACAACATACAGCAGGCGGGTATAAGCGTAAGTAAAGCTCTTGCACAGAATACAGGTAATGTTGCATTTGGTGACCAGTATAACTGGGCATTGTGCGCTGTAGCACCGACACTCAGTACCAGTTTAATTATGGGCGGCGTGTCAGGCGGCATAGAACCTGTCTTCAGTAATGTTTACAGCCAGGAGATGGCAGGCGGTATTGTTTCACGTGTTAATCCTGTACTACTAGCTCTAATGAAAGACAAGGGCATAAACAGCAAAGGCCTGCTTGAAGATATTAATGCAAATAACGGGAGTGTACAGTACTTAGAGCAGTTCACTGACCATGAAAAGCAGGTTTTCAAAACAGGCTACGAGATTGATCAGATGCAGATAGTCAGACATGCAGGCATAAGGCAGCAGTACTTAGATCAAGGGCAGTCACTAAACCTATACAATTGCGGCGACCAGGCGTACTTGTCCAAAGTTCACAGCTATGCTATAAATAACGACAATGTACTTGGCTTGTACTACTTGAGGCCAGCAGAAAAGCCTATGCCTGTGCCAGTATGTGATGCTTGTGACGGGTAATTAATTGGAGGTTGGGGTAATGGTCGCTGCCATAACAGAGAGTGATTACGTTTTCGTAATAGACGAAGAGACAGCTATAGCAGAAGTCTGTAGGAGAGCTAAGTTGGATGGTTTAGTATTCCACATAGACGGCAAGCTTACTAAGATGGGTTACAGGTGTCTAGCAGACTCAAGTTGCAACAACACCGATCATACAGTTTTCCGGGTATACAGGGAGGCAGGCCGCAACTGCATTACAAGCGATTACACTTTATTAGCTGACTCGGAAGTTACCAGGTTATACAAAGGGA